CAGAATATTAACTAAGGATGTATTTGGTGTTGAAAATACAAGGATAGCTCTGGAGGTTAATTATAAGGGTGAACTTTTTATAGATAAATTTTTATCTGATGAGGATCTATTTGATGAGCTATTTGTTTACACTAAACACACTGATGCATCTAAGATGGCGAAAATAGGCATCAAGTACAACGATAAAAATAAGATGAAGAATTGTGATGAGCTTCGAATTCTTATAGGTGGTCAAAGAATACTTGTAAACGAGAAGAACTGGACCGTGCCTGAGCTATTCACTTTTGGTTTGAATTCTAGGGGAACATATTCTAGCCAAACTGGACACGACGATGTTGCGATGTCTTTGGTAAATTTGCCCTCTGCTTTTGAGAGCGGAGCTTTCTATCAATTATCAGGTGAACTTTTTGATATTATGGACAATGGGTATAAGACTATGATTTTATCTAAAATGGGAGAAACTAATACTACACAGAACGATCCATTCTCAGGAACAGGCAAGACTTTCTATTCTAAAGATGCAAAGGGATACAGCGACTTTAACTCTCTAATGTAAAGCGCTGCTTTTCTTATTCGTGTCGATATATATAGGTGAAGAAGCAAAATAACCTATAAATAATAATGGCACAAAAAATTAAGATAGATTTCTCGCAATTTAAGGCATCTGGTGTTTATACACTGGAGTTTGACGCTTCACAAAACGTCATACTAACCTCGAATACCCTCAGATTGGTTGTGGGTTTCTCTAATAAGGGACCTTTCAATACACCTGTTTATATTCCAGATGTTACTACAATGATTGCGGTTTTCGGCGATATAGACAGATCTTTAGAAAACAGAGGATCTTTCTTCCAAAGATCGATTCTAACCTGCTTAAATGCTGGACCTGTTTTTGCTTTAAACCTCTTGAAGCTTGATGATGATATAGACAGCGCAACTGCGGATCTTACAGTTTATAGATCATTCTCTTTGAATACTGAGCAAGCCAATGGTGTTGAGACTGAAAAATTATATTCTTCTTTTTATAACAAGGAAAGATTCTGGTTCCCGTCTCCTGAGTATTTCCTAGCAACACTAAGCGTTGCAGACCAAGGAAAGCTTTTTAGCCTTGTTAATCTTGGTCAGCAGGCTATGAGTGCTATAGTTAGAAAGTCTACTGACTCAGTTACCCCTATAAAGGGATATAACGTCTTTGCTATAGATTGGTATGGTGCTGAGAACGTTCCAACTTTTATTCACCCATATGATTACATGCAGGATTATTTCATTGATGTAATAGCGGTGTCTGGTGATTGGACTAATTATCCGGTTCTTGCTTTGGATCCAAAATGGGGATATAACCCGATCACTGGTAGCGGATATTTCACTGCAAATGGATTTGTTAAAAATAAGATCGACGCTTTCCTTTCTGACCCTGATGTAAACATCGTTATCAGCCAAACTGGATGTATTATTCCAGATTTCGTTGATCTAAATGGTAATAACCAATACATACAAACCCTTATAAATTCACAAACACCTCAAAACGGGTTATTCTGTGCGATTGACCAGGAAGCTTTTGATGATATTTGTAACAGTGATTATCAGATAGATCTGGTTGGCCATAATCTTATTGATGAGTTAACATCAGATAGAGACCTAGTTACTCCTAGACTTAATTTCTTAAGTTATGATCAGGCTTTGGTCGCAGACTATCTTTACACCAAAAACAGCGTAGGTGTAACTGGTGCTTCTGGAGCTACTGGAGGATCAATGTACGTTGGAACTCTATTTGATTTTATAAGCGGCGGAGCAACAGGTGGAACAACAGATAAGGGTGTTAATCTTGATTCTTTCCAAACTTATAGTGCTTCCCAGTTCGATAGCGGATTTCACTATCTAGTTACTGGAACAGGTCCTAATGAATTAACAACATCTCAAAAAACAGCTCTACAGACATTTTGTACCATAGCTTCACCCTCTGATCAGAAATTTATTATCGGTAGAGTTCTTATACCATCTGGCGTTACTGGGGGAATTCTTGATAGCTTTGGTGGATCTGGAGCTACACAGATTACTAAATTAAAGATAGCAACTGTTAAGAGCGTAAACTCACAGGTTAGAATACTTTGGAGTCATCCTTTGGACACTGCATACTACAGATCGCAAGGTGTAGTAGTTCAGCCTTGGCCTTATTTGGATCCAATAAATCCTGCTGAGGTAACTTTCACCAACGGTGGAACTGCTTATCAGTTTGGCCTGGCAGACAGGATCGGAATAGACTCTGTCTTGAACCCCAGTGGTAGTACAGGCGCAACAGGAACAGGATTCCCTGATGGATATTCAAATTCTTTGATTTCGTATTCCATGTCTTTACCTTATATAGATAAGCAATATGACGAGCTTCAAAATGGTGATCTCATTTGGAAAAATAGCGACGGTACACAGGATCAGTTTTTAGAGTTCACTTTTGCTACAGATAGGGATCAGTTTGATTACTATATTACTAGAGCATATAGCAATGAGTCCAGAGACATAACATCTTTGGAGAATATAGCTGCTTTTGGAGCTTCTTATGCTTCGGATAATGTTGGTCAGCCAGTTTCCGCTAATAAAATAGATATCATCTCTCAGAATGGTAACATATCTGAATTTATTAATGTTACCTCAAGAATAGACTCAACAACTTTCTTAATCACCGAAGACGCTAACGGCAACGTTCCTCTCTCGGTTGGTGATTGGATAGTTTCTACAGATCTTAATATTTGTGCTGATGCAGTTGGGGTTAGACAGAACAGATTGACTAGAATATCTACTGTCTCTGCAACAACCACTTTCGGAACATATAGAGTGACTACTGCTAGACCGGTCTTATATTATTCTGGAACACCTCTAAGAGTTCAGAGATTTATCTCGATAGAGGATTTCACAACTTCTTTTGATTTTACTTACTTGAGAGGATTTGTTATGACTGAGAGGCACAGACCTAATGGCACTGATGCTAGAATTAGCGAATTGCTAAACGTTCTGTATAATACTAATCTTGCAGTTACACTAGCATCGAAAGATGTTATCACATTTAGGTACATAATCGATACTTTCTCTGGTCAGATTTTGCCAAACTCTAAGTATCAACTTAGTAGATTGGCTATGATGAGACAGAAGTGCTTATCTTTTATAAATGCACCCTCTATTACTCAGTTCCAAAACTCTACGGATCCTAGATTTACTGACGCTCCGACAGCGGCTAACCCAGCTCCTGTTATAAATACTGCTTACATAGCAGCTGGAGGAAATCTATCCCTGAATCCAAGCTACACATTCAGCTTACCTACTGAGGCAGATGGAGCTAAATTCTGCGCATTCTATCTTCCCTATGTTACCATAAGGGAAAACAATAGAAACATAAATGTACCACCAGCCGCTTTGATATCTAACAACTTCGTTAGAAAGTTTGCTAACGGTGAACCTTATGCTATTATAGCAGGTCAAAAAAGAGGGGTCCTTTCTGGAGGTACGATAGTTGGTGTTGAGTATGACTTCACAGACGAGGACAGAGGAAATCTAGAGCCAATCGGATTGAATCCTATTATAAGAAGAAAAGGAGTTGGTGTTGTTATATTCGGAAATGGTACAGCTTATCAGACCGTAAACTCAGCATTCAACCTTGTTCACGTAAGAGATCTTCTTATCAGTATAGAAACTGACGTTGAAACTATACTTGCAAACTACTTGTTCGACTTCAACGAAGATTCCATCAGACTTGAGATTAAGACTTTGGTCGATAACTACCTAGATGGTGTTAGAGCAGGAGGTGGAATTTACGCATACAAGACTATTATGGATTCCTCTAATAACACTCCAGCAATCATAGATATGAATATGGGAGTAATAGACATCATAATAGAGCCAGCTAGAGGAATACAGAAGTTCATCAACAGAATAACTGTTACTAGAACAGGTGGTATTGCAGCTGGTGGATTTATACAGTTTGCGTAAAAATTTGCTCGCAATAGAAAAATAGATAAATAGTTTGATATGGCAAATTTACCACACTATTCAAGTTCGATGTCTTCGATAAACAAGTTTGAACCTGTTTATCTGAACCAATTTGAAGTTACAATTACCCCTCCAGGACCGGTTGCTGGAGGACCTATATTGCTAGAGCACGTTACTAAAGTTAATGGGTTACAGCTGGATAAAAATCCTTCTACTGTTAACCAGAAGTACAAGTTTGCTAAAAGAAACTATGCAGGAGCAAAGCCGGATACAACTTACATGAACGTGTCGTTGAGTTTCACGATTAACCTTAATGATGCTAATTCCATGTATGTTTTTAAAACTCTAAGACAGTGGACGGATCTTATTTACAATCCTTTAACTGGAGCTATGGGTTTAAAAACAGATTACACTGGAACTATAGTAATCTCTATGTTTAACAAACAGGGAGATGTATATAGAAGAGTAGTTTGCAGAGATTGCTTCCCAATAAAACCAGTTTCCGCTATGGGATTAAATTATACCAGTGAGGAGATCTACAAGATCGATAACATGGAATGGGCGGTTGACTACTGGGAGGATACATTCCTATAAAAAAATAACATAAATGGCAGGATTACCACATTTCAATCAGTCTACAGCGGCTAGAAACTATTACGAGCCGGTTTATTTGAACCAATTTGAGGTTCTTATAACACCACCTGCTGCGATAACTGAAGCTGCAACTCAGTTCCAGGGCGAGTTTATTCTTACCCAGCAAGTTAAAAGCATTAGCGGTTTAGCTGTAGACATTCAACCTTCAGCTCCGGTTGAACAGTTTTATAAGTTTGCAACTAGAAGATATGCTGGAGGTGAGCCTTCAACATCAGATATGGATATGACCATAGATTTTGAGGTTAACCTTAATAGTGCCAATTCGATGACTATCTATAAAATACTTAGACAGTGGTCTGATTTAATCTATAACCCATTAACTGGCGCAATGGGATTAAAGAGAGATTATGTCGGATCAGTTCTTATCTCTGTTTTTAATAAGCAAGGTGACGTATTTAGAAGAATCAGAATTCCTTCTTGCTTCATAAGTGAGCCAATAAACGCAATGGATCTCGATTACGATCAGGGAAATAGCATCTACAGTCTATCAGTAACATGGAAATGTGATTACTGGGAAGATACATTCTTGTAAAGAATCAAAAATTTTCAAAAACCCCACAATAGCCTCAATATTTTTGAGGCTTTTTTATTTTATTGGTATATAATATACTAAAGACTTTAAAACCTATACGTTATGCTAGACTTATCACCCGAAGAAATTCTAAGAAGAAGAGAAGAAGAGGGCGGATTGAAATATGATCCACTTCCAGAAAAAGAAATCAAAGAATATGCTGAGGTGAATCAAATGACCCAGCAAGATCCTGCACCGCCCGCTGCTGAAGAACAGCAGGAGGTAACATCATTGGGTAAAGCTCAGAATTTTTTCAGAGCACCCGCTACTCCATTTGGCAACACTGGACAAGCAGGGGAAAGAAAAATATCACCCGGCGACATAGGCTGGAAAAACCTACCTGTTGATATTCTACCTTCTAAAGGAATGTTTTATCCAGAAGGTGTAAGAATGGCTATTAGACCTGCTGATGTTAAAGAAATCCGCCACTTCTCAACTATAGACGAGACAGATAGATTGGACATAGAAGAAAAATTAGGGTATATTCTAGACAGGTGCCTTTCTATGGAATTCCCAAACGAAGGAGTGGTTTCTTACAAGGATCTTAAGTCAGAGGATAGATTTTTCATAATTGTAGCAATAAGGGATTTAACCTTTGTAAAGGGTGAAAATTCAGTTGTACTCTTCCCCGAAACCGAGTGTGAGAATAAAAAAGAATGCCCGCTGACAAATGGATTTGAATTAAGAACCGGTGTTTTAGCTTCATATACCTTGGATTCTGAGGTTTCTAAATATTATGATCCTACAAATAGATGCTTTACCTTTCAAATAGGTGGATCATCAAATCCCATTAGAATGTATGTTCCTAGTATAGGAGTAACTCAAAGAATATCTGAGTTCACTGCTCATTGTTTAAAGAACAATATAGATGTTGATGACTCTTTCCTTAAAATATCTCCATTCCTATTTGAAGAATGGAGGGTGATGGATAATCAATTCATAATGAACGAGATGAGAAAGATGGATTACTGGACAAAGGAGGAATTCTCTTTATACTTCATACTATCTGAAAGAATAAAGATAGGGACTAAGCCAAAAGCTTCTGTTAAATGTCCTAAATGCGGAGGTAGGGAGGTCTCCGCTGAAATATCATTTCCCGGCGGGATTAGATCACTTTTCATTATTTCAGATATCCTTAGAAAACTTCTTTGATATTAAATTTAGGCTCTGGCAAGAGCATAAAATAGATCCAGATTGGCTGGAGTCTATACCCTATTACGAATATCAGATATGGCTAGATAAATTGAATATCGTGATAGAGGAAGAGAACAATAGTAACCTGGAGGCAGACGGCAAAAAGAATGTTTTCACCCTCCGTAGATAATATTAAATATATAAATCAAATAATTTAATATTAATGGCGGATAGCAATGAGTACAAACAGCTATTGGATGTTTCCAGGAACTTAGCCGAGGTTGTTAAAGAGCTAAAGCAAACCAACAAAAATCTGGGAGCTATATCAGGATCTGTTTCTAAAGATCTTAAGGAGATATCAAAATCTGTCTCTAAGGATCTTCAGGGTCTTCCGGATAAAATTGCTGAATCCACAGGTTCTAAAAAAAATCCTAATCTTCCCGAAAACGATGCGGTAAAGAAGGGAGCAGAGATGTTAAAAAAATTCGGCCTTGAAGATTTTATGGGCCAATATGAGGCGGAGATTTCAAAGCTAATGGCATCTAAAAGTGCCAAACAGAACCAACAGAAAGTCCCTGTAAAAGGTGCTTTAAAAGATGGCGGAAAGGCAACTGAACCTGGAACATATGTGGTAGGAGAAAACGGACCAGAAATAATGGAGATCCCTGGTGGTTCCAAAGTTGTACCCCTAAATGTATCGGACCTTATAGATGGATTGAATGCAATTCCTAGGATGAAGGACTTCATAAAAGATGGTTTCGTAAAAGTAGAAAATCAAGGTGGGTATAATTTTTTGGTTGGTGATAATGGTAGATATCCCATAGAGGAGATTAAAAAAAGTATACAGAGTGATATTGCAGAGAATTCCGCTTTGGGTTTAGATACTAAAAGTGATTCTGATAAATTGACTGTTCTAGACTCTTTAAGTAAAAAGA